CCCCGCCGAACGATTTTTTGCCCTGCGGCCGCAGCTCGCCGATGCCGACTTGCAGCCCTGCGCGAGAGAACAGGTTAGCCACATCGTTGGCGGAAAGCCTGTCTGCATCATAGGTGATGGAAACAACGCAATACCAATCATCGTAACGGGGGCGATTGCGCATGTCGGCCACACCGGATTCCAGTCTGACCGGACGGGTATCATGAACGGGTTTACCGTGTATCCTGACAAGTTCTATACCATCTTCCTTATCACGGCCATCGCCTTTGATAAAGAAACTACCCTTTGCCTGTGTCATGGCAAGACCAGTGATCGTGCGGCAGGCCGCAATCATGGCATGCCGAAACATCGCAGCGGGCACACCGTCCCAGCCTTTTGTGCTGATATAACGTGCGCCTTGATACTCAGCGGTGTAGTCCTTGGGTTCTCGCTTTTTCTTGGTCTTGTCTTTGGCGGTTTGCGCATCTTCCATCTGCCTTTTGGATTTCGCGCTGAATTTGTGCATCATCAACGGCGACAAGCCGACGGCCTTGAGCGTGATGGTCTTGAAGTTCGGGGAAGGGATTTCAATCCTGATGGATTCGTTTGATTTCTTAGCCATGTCGATCTACTCCTCATATGCGTCGGCCCATTGCCAACGCTTCGTAATCTATTCTATGACAGATTGTCATAGTTTGTCAAGACATATTTAAAACCTCCTCTAGCGGCATTTTCGGAAAGGCGTTCAGCGCGGTGTGGATTGTGCTGTTGATGATCTCGTATCCCATCTGCCTTGCATCGGTCGCCACCTGATCGAATCGGGTGAGCAATTCATTGAATTGCGGGACGACTTTATTGGGATGGTCGCCAAACCAATGCGTCTTGTCATGCGTGCGTTGCATGTCATAGCCGATCAGGATGGCTCTTTTGGTGTTCGGGAAGTGGATGGGGCTCACCAGGTCGATGGCCTGATAGCCACTGTTATTGCCCTGATGAATGATCGCCGGGTCTTTGGACAGGCCGACATGCGGCAGACTCTCAATCCAGTCCACGCCCGTCAGGTCGAACATCTGACTGGACGGCCAGCTTACCGTCTGCGTGATCTTGCGCCCAGCAAAGGCTTGAAACGCGGGCTTGTAGCGGTGGCCTTCCTCGCGCTCCCGGTCCTTGCGCCCGTTGTACCAGGACGCATCGCAGAAATAGAGGATATCCGCCCAGGGTACCCGCAGATAGTTATCATTGATCGCACATACAGAGACCTGCCCCTGCGCGTGCGCCTTTTTAACCAGCCTTATTTGTTCGTTTGAGAGGCTCGGCCCGCTCGCGATGATAACCCAAGTGCTTTTTTCGTCCCCTCGTCTTGTGAGAGGGGGCGTTGGATACCGGCGTCTTTCAGACTTGTGTCCGGGTTTGCCGCTGGCTCGTCCTTTTTTGGCTCGTCAGCAACCTCCGCAGCCTCGGCTTCTTGTGGCTTCTCCTCGGGCTCCAGCGCCTTTTGCACCGCCGCCTTGGTCGGCCGACCGGTAAATAGTTTGGCGCGATTCAGGCGTATCCAGCGATCCACTGAGGCCTGCGAGAGTTCGGCGACATCGCCACGTTGAAATGTATCGCCCTCGCCCAGCTCCAGCTCCGAAGGTGTGTCGATAAAGATAATCTGCGGCATGGTCTATCTCCTTATGAATAAAAAAAGGCGGCCCGAAGGCCGCCATTGAGTATAACCCCGAGGGAGGGTGATTTACAGACTGACGATCTCAACCACGCTCGACAGATCATTGTCAGAGGCTGGGCCATGTTTGGGGTCAAAGCCAAGGACAAGTACGCACACATCCACCGCACAGGCCTCGGGTGATCCACCAGCGGTGACGATCTTGACACGGCCCCAACGGAAATCATTGTCCATGTCAAAGTCCGTGGAGCGCAGATTGATGATCATCTGGCTATTCTTGCCGAGCGGCGAAGGATCGGATACCAGCGTGATCGTCGCGCTCGTAATCGCCTTTTCGCTGCCGCCCGAACTGTTGGTGGCCTGATTGACCGATACCAGACAGGTATCGCCCGCCGTGAAGTCGCCGACCGCAATCAGTACCATTGCGCTCTCGAACAACGACATATCGAAATAATCCGAGTAGCCGGTGGCCGCGCCATAGCTGTCCGGATCATAGGCGGCAATAATCGCGGCACGTTCGCTGGGTAATGAATTAATTCCACTCATTTGCTTATCTCCTCTACGTTAACCGCGATTATGAACGGGCTGCCAATGTCACGAAACAGGACAAGGTATTCGAACCATTCTTGGGTGAAATGGTTGAAGCCCACCAAGGCTGCCCACCGACACGGAAGATGAACCGGTACGCCAGGGTATCGTAATCAAACCACAGGTGCATCGAGACATCCGTGCGCAGACCACCGCCGCCAGTTTTCGTCAGCGTCAGATACCGGGTCAGGTCAACCAGATAGATATCGCCCTTGGTGCCAAGCGTCTGACAGGCCTGCGACTGGATCACCGGACGGCCGAGCAGGGTACCATACGGGCTTCCCGATACCCCGCCCGGAGGCAGATAGACCGGTACCTTGCTCGTGGCATTGGGATCAAAGGCCATCTGATACAGTTGTGGCTCGATATCCTGGTTGACGATCCATACCGCATTCGGACGGCAAGGGCCATAGAGGCGCGACCACATCCCGACGATATTACTGTACAAGATGGTTGAGGTCGCCTGGTTCGGCGAGATCGCCGTATCCTTGGCCTGTGTGATCAAACAGGCTGAGTTCAGAATACCCTTGGGCTTACCGACACCCGTGCCGTTGATGATCGCATCGTTGATCGCAAAATCCATCTTCTCCGGCACCTTGGTACGCAGATAGGAATCGAGTGTCGGGGCATCCTGCAACAGCTCCTCGGTCACCGGGACCAGGGCGGTCAGCTTGTTGAGCTTGATCTGCTCAGAGGTCAGCTGGATTTTGGATTGACTGAGCTGGTTGTTCTCGCCCTCCCAATAGACCTGTACGCCGTTAGTGGTGTCCCAAGGCGTGACCTCATCCTTGGGAAAGGTGACGCTATTACTGGCCGTCTGCAATTGATCGGTGCGTGAGATCAGAGACGTTTCGGCCATGACCTTTTCCATGATACTTTGGCGAAAGTCCGGGGGCACGGCAAAGCCGCCATCGGCACCGACATCCTCCTGGCTCACCGTGGTCGGGGCATTAGCAATCAGTCGGGGATCGGTCTTGCCGGTCTTTGACGAGGCGATCAAGACGCTGGTGGCAAACTCGCCAAAGCTGCGAAAGCCGCCTTTACCCTTATCCTCGAACTGCGCGGATAGATGCGCCTGACGTCGGCCCTGGCCCTGTTGGCTTTGCTGACCCGAGTTCTGCGGGTCGATATCGTTGGGGTCGGTCTTGCGCGGCTGCGCCTTGGCCAACCGTTCATGCTGGGCCTGGATGCGTTCGCGCCGTTTGATTTCTTCCTCGGTCGCCTCGAATGAGTCGAACAAGGCGTTCATCTGTTTTTCCTCATCCTCGGTCAGGTCGCGCTTTTCAGCATCAGCCTTGGCCTGGATGGTTTCGATTTGCTGGTTGTAATCAAGCAGGTTATCGCGCAACTCTGCGATGGTATCCCCGTCATTACAAACATAAAGACATATCCCGGACAGGATACGCGGTAGATCGATAAATTGTTTCATTGCAGTCTCCTTGCGTTTATCGGCCATTCTCAGACGAGCCTATCGCCTTTAATTGCCTCACCCGAGCCTATCGGGTGCAAGGAACGTCACATTCGACGTTTTTGCAACACTACATTCATCCTCGCTTTTTTGCAAGCAAAGTTGCTTTTGCGCGGGGTTTCCTGTTCTTTTTCAAAGGCCTTGATACTGTCGTTAAGCTGGTCGGGCACCTTGTTGAACTTGCCGAGCAGCCGCTTATCCAGATGGGCTGCGATCTTCATCTCGGCGGTGATCGTATCGATCAACCCGGCATCGAGCGCTTCTTGCGCATTGAACCACGTCTCCTCGGTCATCATGCGGCTGATATCCTCAGCCTTGGCCACTGACCGGTTGACGTAGGTGTTGAGCAGGGTCTCGCGAATGGCATCGAGATTATCGGCCATCTTGCGCATGTCCTCGGCGGTCCCCAAGGCCATCGCCCAAGGGTCGTGGATCATCATAAACGCGTTTTCCGCCATCGAGACCGTATCGCCGGCCATCGCGATGATCGAGGCAATCGAGGCGGCCAGGCCATCGATATCGACCGTAATCCGCGCCTCATTCTTGAGCAGGGTGTTGTAGATCGCCACCCCATCAAAGACTGAACCACCGGCGGAGTTGATGCGCACATTGATTTCGTCCAGCTTGCCGAGTGCCTGGATCTCCTTGGCAAAATCCTTGGCATTGATCCCGCCAAACCAGCTATCGCCGATATCCTCGTAGATCAGGACCTCGGCCTTTTTCTCGCCCTTTTTCATCTTAATGTCCATAACATACGCTCCTGTAGTCGATGGCTTGTGTGATTAACGCCTGTGCCGCTATGTTCTCACGGTCATCATGCTTTGTCCCGGTAAACAGATACTCGCGGGATTCGTTGATATGCTGCTCGATATACGTGTTGATAAATTCATCCGGTGACCGGTCAAGGCCCAACAGTTTAAACAAGGCCTTGACCGGCGTGTCCAGTTTCAGGCGGTATTGCTGCTCACGCTTGGCAAAGTGCTGGGCCGCACACGCAGCAAGCGCCGTATTATCCTTGTAACGCTTACGCAACGAATCCAGTTGATCGCCCCGGATCAGCGCCCCGATCGTCTTGGCCAGGATCGGCTGAAAGATTTCGACCGCGTTCTGGTTCTGATCGGGCTCGGGTGGCGGAGCGTTCGGGTCCTGGTTCGGGTTGTCCGGTGGCGGGGGCGGGGCAGGTGCCGGTTTGTCCTCGCCCGCCTTTTCGATGGTCGTCATATTCATCTGGACAAATCGCTTGTCGCCGTCCGAGCCAATGGGGTTCATATCCTCTTTCTCGCGGATCTCGTTGATCGAATAGACGCCAAGGTCCCGCATCTTGGTATAGAATTCGGCGCGATCCAGCATCTTACCCCGCATCAGCGCATTGAGTTGCAGCTTGGTATAAAGCCTCGCATTGATCCCGAACAGTTTCCAGTCGGCTTCATGTTCCAATCGTGTCACCCACGGCCACAGGGTATCGGTCACCCAATCAAGGTTAGACTCCTCGATATTGTTGAACGTCATGCGCCCGAGCTCATAGAGCTTGTGCGGCGGGATACGAAACCACCGGCAGACATCCAATACCGTCACCTGTTTGGACTGGATGAGCTGGGCATCGCGGGAGGACATCCCCATCTCCTCCCACTTCATCCCCTCCTCCAGTATCATGTTATCGCCCGCATTCTGCGGTCCGCTTTTCTTTTCCCTGACCTCTTTTTTCAGCCGGTCGTAGGCCTCCTGACTCAACGTATTCGGATGGGTAAGCACACCGGACAGGGCCGTACCGTTCTGGAAAAAGGCGGCCTCATATTCATCGGTGGCCAGTCCCTTACCGATAGTCTTGGCCGCATACGAGATCACTGAGTAACCGCTGATCCCATCAAAACCGAGGCCCTTGAGGTGAAAGACATTATTAACACCAAGATAGGTTTTCGCCCCGCGATTGTTGTTGATCTCGTAAATGAGTTCACGGGTATCGGGATCGCGCTTGGGGTTTACCCGGTCCGGTGATATCGGCCACAGCTCTATCGGCCGGTTGGCATTGTCGCGCACGATCTCGGCATAGCCGTTACCCCATGACATCGCCCAGGCGATCAACGTCTCCTTGAACGAATAGGCCGACATCTCCGGATTAGGCCTGCGATTCAGTACGGTTTCGACATAGTTGTTGGGGCTGCGCTCGCGCACATTGAGTTCTTGACGGCGATAGACCTGCCACGGCAGACAGGCAATGATCTCGGAGACTGCGCGGATCGCGGAAAAAACGGCATTGAATTTAAGGGCGGTATCGTGGGAGACGTTCATCCCGGCAGATAGGAGCGGGACGGTGCTGATACGGTTTCCTATGTCCTGGCGGCGGGTGGTCGGCTGATTGCGGGGGATAAGCCTGTCAAAGATCATTCAGTCTTTTCCTTGGGATGGATGAAAATCGCCAGCAATAACATCAATGTACCTGCTACGATCAAGCCTATAGTCCAGTTAAATTGCAATGATACACCGATTATAAGCAAGATAAAGCCCAATATCCCGATGATATCCTGTAAGTATTTCATACCGTGCGTATCCCCCTTGTCTCATAAACTGATTGTCTGGTAACCAGTGCGCGGGCGAGCGCCATGATAATCGCGACCACTCCATCGATCTTGTTATCCTCGCGTGCCTTGTTCGGGTAGATATTATCTTTTTTATCGACCTTTGCCACCACATTTCCGAACATCCAAAGCAGTACCGGGTCCATCGTGAACTGCCCCTTTTTCTCAAGGACGATTGCCTCCAGTTCTTTCATCGGCTCGCTGAAATTCTTGACCGTCGCCCCGTATTCGATCATCGGGAAACCCTCTGTTAACAACTCAGAGGCAAACTGTGTTGCCTGAAACGGATCATAAGGCACCTCAATCACATGATAATCACTTTTCAATGCCTTGAGATCATCACGGATATATTCGAAATCGGTGATGTTGCCCGGTGTCGCGGTCAGCCACTCGTCCTTGTGCCAGGCAAGATACCGGTCCACGTCCTCGACCCGCTCCTCGGGTAGATAATGCTTGCAGAAAAACGACCAGCGCGGGGTGATATCGTTGGGCGGAAATACGATGGCCAGGCTCGCAATATCGCGTTTGCTCGCAAGGTCAAGGCCCGCAAAACAGCGCTTGCCTTTGAACATCTCCATCTTGAGGTCCGTCTTGCGACAGGCCTGATAGGCGAGGATATTCATCCAGGAGTTCATGGCCCCGACCCACAGATTGAGATATTTGGTCTTATATGCGCTCTGCTTGTAAGCGCTGCGCCGCGCCTGCCTTAATTGCGCTTCCAGGTATGCGGGTTTGATGCTCACACCGTAATTGGGGTTGGCCTTTTGCTGGGCCTCAATCGTATCCCACTCGTCGTCCTCATCCACCGTAAAGATGATACCGAACACCGAATCGTCCTCGGTCGAGCCATTGAGCAATTTAATCAGATCATCATATTCGGCATAACAGGGACCACCGGTATCCTCGCCGGCCGTGGTGATGATTAACATCATCGGTTGTTCACGGGCACCCATCCCGGTCTCAAAGGTATCGACCTGATCGGAGTCCGCATGTTCATGATATTCATCGACAATTGCGCACGAAGGGTTGCCGCCATCGCCAGGCTTGCCGATCACGGGCTCGAACTTGGAACCGGTTTCGAGGATGGACAGAGATTTGGCGTTGACCTCAAGACCAAAGTGCTTGCGCATCTCGGGGCTGTTCTGACACATCTGACGCGCCGGGCCAAAGACCTTGAACGCCTGGTCCTGAGATCCAGCACCGCATAGGATCTCTGCACCGTATTCGTTATCGATACACAAATGACCCAGACCCAATCCTGCAGCCAGAAAGGACTTACCGTTCTTGCGCGGCACAAAAATCAATGCCTTACGAAAACGACGCAGCTTTGTTTTTTTAACCTTCCAGCCGTAGGTATTGACGATGATAAACACCTGCCAATCTTCGAGCGTCATCTTCTCGCCGCGCTTGGCCCATTCACCCTTGACATGCGGGAGCTTCTCAAGAAACCGGCACCACCGCTCGGCATCGCCCCAGGCACCGGGTTTACCGGTATCAAGATATATATCTTTGCGTTTTAAATCGTCAAGAAATCGACGGCAGGCTTGCTTGACATAAAGACAGGCGGGGACCTTGCCCTTGATCACACCGTTTGCATACTTCTTTGCGCGGTCTGTGAACGTCATCAGAACTCATTGAAATCCCCAGGTGGATTAACCGTGTGCGCCGGCAAGCGTGACCGGGCCGAGGGCGTCAATCCCAATTCAACAGCGCACATCCGAAGCTGAACATGCTTGGACGCTGTAAAATCTTTTCGCTCCTCAACAAACTGCGCCCACAATTCCGCGTACTGACACAGTACCGATCGATCGGCACCCGTCACCACATGAGCCTTATCCAATAGGGCGGCAACTCGAGTGAACTCCGCCCGAGCCTCGCCAGCCATCCATTCAGGTGGGTCGCCTACAGGATCAGCAATCTGCGGCTTATTTTCAATTTCACCATGACGATCTTTGCGATGCGTACCCTGAAGTTTAAGAATATTATCGGGTTTTCGTTTAACACCTGCAGTGGCCATCTTTAAAAACCTTGATGTGACTGTAAAAAAATATGGGGTGTGGGTCGGTACTCTATTGATATGCTTAAAGTTTCGACCCCACCCTCCCCGCTAAGTGATTTAATCATCTGTGATGCTCCTGTGCCGTCTTGGCCTTGTGACAATCATTGCATATCGCTTGCAGGTTGTCATCACAATCTGATCCGCCTCGTGCTTTGGGAATAATGTGATCAACTGCTATGGCAGGTGTGAGCCTGTTGCTTCTAATGCATGGTTGACATAAGTATTTGTCCCGCTTGAGGATATAGGCTCGTAGTCGTTCCCATGCCTTGCCGTATCCGCGTTGGTGCCGGTTACCACGTTGCTTATCGTCAGCCCATTTGTGTTGTTTACAGTGAGGACAGGGGGTGGAGGGGGTAGTCAGGATATTGGGGTGTTTACTGCAAGGACGAGGAGGGGAGATAGGCATATCGTTTTACATTGTATAACATTATTGGGTATAGGTACTTTAACCGCCCTTTCCTCAATGGTAAATACCAGAGTACTGAGGGTGCCCGATCCCAATGGTTCCAATCTAGGGTCAGCGGTCAGTGCGCGGTGTAGACCCATATTAGCTGACAACTCTACCTGTCTTTTTTGACGTTCTAGCAACAGGCGACTATATGCTATCGTGCGTCTTGACGCCGATACCGCATTATTTGTCGTTCTATATCGTTCAGGATTGCTATCCTTCCCTTTGTTCTCCGCAGACCAGGTTATTACCCTACGAGTGCATGAGATAATAAAACAGCATTTAATGCGTTTAAGTCTTGTCAGGGAGGGGATTTTTTGGGTAGAATTCCCAGAAATCCGATTGTCCTTCCTCAAAAAGACTTTGAATCGGTCATGAAGCCCCTTAATTGGGGCTTTGTGTTTTTATACGCTCCTCATGTTCGGATATCAAGTCTTTTCCCTGATATGCAAATAGGCCACCACAGTCTCTTTCTGGATCGGTGAGGCATTGGTTGTTACCTGGCAGGCGACTTTATAGGTCTCGCCCGCTGTGGTGTTGGCCACTGTGAACGTGACCCTGACCTGGGTGCTGCTAGTGATAATGGCCTGTGAGACGAGATTGGGCCCAGGGCTGTCGATACTGATGCTAGCCGAGGCTATGCCCTCAACTGGTGATGAACTTCTGTCCAGAAAGTTGGAATTGGCGCTTCCGTTCTCAGAGGGCGCGAAATCAAAGGTAAACGTCGCCTCGTCATCCGGATCCATGTACCAATGCTGGCTCATCCGATAACCCCTTGAATCCCAAATATATCCATTGATTTAAGCCTGACGGTCACACCCATACCAAGATAATGGATATTGCACTGTGTATCGGCCTGAAAAGTGAGTTCATGGCCGCATTTTGTCACGAAAACGAGTTTGTAACCGTCCTCCATCACGTAATCGATGATCTTGCCGCAGAAATGATGCTGTAACGCAGTACTATGGCGCAGATTGAGTTTTTGCTTGAATTGATGCGAGATATAAAGCGCGTCTACAAGAGCGATTTTGTGGTCGTCCTGGGCTTGTAGGCGGGCCATTTTGCCGCATGCAGTGAAAATCCAGAGGACATTATCGACGATCCGCACATTATCGATCATCCGCTCACACAGTTCGGTGGTGATCCGGGCGCGGGATTCGTCAAAATTGGAGTTCACGCGCTTGCTTGGAATCCTTGGATATAATGATTTTATCGCCTCGTGTGATTTGAGACTCTATATCGTCTATTAACTGATTAATTTGTTCTTGGCTAAAAGGCTCGACCTTAGCCTTCATTTTTACTTTTTCTTCAAAATGCTCCGATTGCCCTACTTTTACTTCAAGTGGTATTAAGGCGGTAGCTGGAATAAACTTCAAAAAAGATCGCCTATTCATGGATTTAAGCCAGTCTTAATATAGCAGATGAACTATCAGCCGTTGGAAAGGTGATCGCAAAATTCCCGCCCGAGGCCGTTTTGGTCCCACCAAAATCATGGACCTCGACCGCACTGTTGGAATTGCTGGTATTGTAGATCATACAACCGTCTGCGGAGAGATCCACGCTCGAAAACGTTAAATCCGCCCAATCAGCGAAAGCGGTCGTCCCTGACGTTGTCACTCCGTTATTCGTCAATGCGCCACCACCAGCCGAATATCCCTGTGGACTTGCCGCATCGGTCGGTTCATCGCTGTTCCCGGTAATGTCCGAATAATTGGTGCTGGCCGCGCCGTAGGTGTCTTGAGGGCTGGACAGGCTCAACTGGATCAATGCCAGCTTGAAGCTATCACCCCCAATGGGACTGGCGCTGGCATCCCCGAAATCATGCAGGGCCTCCAAAACTTCTTCCTTAAAACTGGTGGGTATCGCGGATGTAATGGCCATGAGCGTCTCCTTTAATGGATTTTACCGGATCGGTCGCTTTTGCCTATAGCATACGTCCTATCCTGTTCCAATATCAAATAAGTTCTATCCTGTTTTTCAACGGTGTAGATGCGATAACCGGGGACCGTGATCGAAACGCCTGGGGCCGGTACCGTGATGGTGAGCGTCCCGATCCCCGCAGTGGTCTCGATACCGGTCAATGTCAGGGATGCTCCTGCGGCGACCACAAATACACCTTGTTGGGATGTCGCCTGTAATCCGGTTAGGGTGATTGTTGCCCCGGTAACCAATGTCAGTGTGCCGATATTGGTGGTGAGCGTCCTACCCGCAAGATTCACGCTGGCCGATCCCTGGACGTTCAAGGTGCCGCGATTCAGTGTTAATTGCAGCCCCGTGAGTCCCACTTGTGCGCCGGTTGCAATATCCAGTGTTCCGCGTGAAGCATTTAGACCTAATCCAGTGAGTGAGACATCAACGCCGCCCGAGGTAGAAATCACCAACGTGCCAATGCTGAAAGCGGCCTGTAATCCCGTGAGGGAAGCATTGGCCCCGGTCAATACAAATAGTTCACCCCGACTAAGATTCAGGCCCAAACCAGTAATAGACTGATTATAAGAAGTTGTCCCTGTAAGCGATCCGATACCTGAGTTTAATTGCCCGCCGGATAATGATTGTGATGCACTACCGACAATCGTAAGATCGCCGATATTTAAAGTGATTGTTTGCCCGGTAAGTGCCTGACTATAGTGGGTAGCGGCAATGATATCGCCCCGTGATATTGATAATTGCAGCCCAGTGAGCGGTATATTAGCACCTGTCGTAGCATTAAGCGTACCGATTCCTGATGATGTCGCTATGCCCGTGAGCGAGACGCTCGTGCCAGAGGCTGCAATAAATGATGCAATAGCCGCTACTGAATAACGATTTGCTGACGCCCATGACCACATTGGATTGATCTCTGTCGCTGTATCTTGCACATAATAAGCACAACCGCCTGCCTGATCTCCCGTGATATAATCTTCTTCTGTCCCAAGATCAATCGATATAGTTTGATTTAAAGAAAGTGCGGCCAATGCCATAACGCACAATGCGCCGTTATCGGAGGGAGTAATAGGGCCTGCCTTTTCTGATGTTCCAGCGCCAGCATCACCACTATTAC